TATAGAAGTTAATCATATTCTCCATAGTATTCATGCCATGAGTATGTTTACATTCGATAATCATATGTTTGTCTTTATCGTAGCCATCAACTGTACCTTGAAATGGTATGCTACCATACGACATTTCAAATTTTTTCTGTGTTGACCATTCATAATCAAATGCTCTTTGTGACCACATGAGATTAAAGTTTTCTGTTTCAACACCAAGCAAGACATGAAACTCGTGTGATAAATCTACACGACCAATCTTGCCTGTCTTGATTTTGTAAAGTTCATTCCATTTACCTGTCATGATTGATACCATATCAGAGCCTCTGATATAGTTTTCTTCATGAGCAGAATGTCTTAGTTCTACTGCCATTATTGCCTCCATTGTTGCTATCAGCATACACTAATTGTTTAATGTTATCAAGTATTTAAGAAAAAAAAGGTAGGTAATATCCCTGACAATTTGCTCTATTACCTACCTATAAAAAGTTGTGCCATAAAGTTTAGGAAGCTCACAACTTTTTTACATCAGCTTTAACCACTAGTAGGAGCTATTAAATTAAAGCTGAATTAGTATTTATAATTTAGTACAACAATGTGTCTAAACTTCGCTAACAAGGATTGGAAGTTTTATCCTAAACATGACACATTGTTGTAAGTATCCTTGCAGGGGGTGAATCAAAATGGTTCAATCTAAAGGAATTGATTCACTTAAAGGTAAAACCTGCAAGGAATTAGATATAATTTCTATTTGTAGATGACATACCCGCAGGTTGCAAGTTATCATTTTTATCAGGCACAAATAATATTGACTGATAAAAATCATAATAACTTTTTATCTTAACCTTTCCGTATCTGTCACGATCAGATACTTCTACTGGCACATCTTCAAAATATTCATCTTCCATGCGAACTCTCCTTTATTGCTTTAGCTAAATCAAAAACATAATTATCCATAGTATTACTTTCTATTTTATGTTTTTCTAGTTGGTTTTGAAACTCATCTACAGTCATCATTGATACTGTATTTAATGCACATTGCATTTTCCATTCTTCATCTGAAGGCATATTAGACTCCTTTTGCTGATAATAATTGTTGTGATACTGACTCTACCAATGACTTACGATAGTAAAGCATTGGCTGAACAAACTCATAGATCTCTGCCAGTGATGGGAAAAACTTGCTGTTCAAACATATCTGGTCACAAGCATACTTGAGTATGTCCGCAGGTATGTGTGACAACTTTCCTGCATATACACGAGCTTTGAGTGCCATGTCTTTTTCTGTTAGTGCTGACTGCTTGGTAGTGCATACCATGACTTCAACGATCCAGTTCTCAATATCTTTTGGATCTGCTACTGACATACAGTATCGCATTAGTTGTGTCACTGACTCTTCACGAGCAACAAGAGCATCAGCTACATCAGATATGCAAGGCATATCCCATCTGAAAAAAGTATATGAATTGTTTACTCGTTCATTTATCTGACAGTTCAGCAATGATTCGATAGTAGAACGAATTGTCCTCGTGTGATTGTTTGGTTTCTCTGAGTACTTTTGTATTATTTCTTTTGCGACTAAGTTGTTTGTCACACCATTTGCAATACTCTTGATCCCAGTTGGATCTTCGATATTGGTTCGCAATGTAGAAATGTTTGAAGTATTTTGTTTCTCTGTCATGGTTTACCTCCTTGTATCTGTCCATGATTGCTTGGCTTGGTTGCCACTTATTAGTAAGATGGTTCATTGTAGTTGCTCCAGTATTCATTCCAAAGCTCAACTGCAATGTCATTACACATATCTTTTTCTGATTGAAACTTTGGTTTCATTGCATAGTTTATGTATCGTTTTACTTGTGACACATCATCTGCAATCTCAACTTGCTGTTCCAATCCTTCGATTGATACTACTTGGTCATAGTAGTCTTGTATTTGTTTTTTGACATTACCCATTTTTACCTCCTTCGAGTAAGCTCATTTGCATATCAGTTATACGTTGTGGTGTTACTATCGTATCATTACAAATCGTACAACATCTACCCTCACATATAGGTTCAGCATTATGTCCATCTTCCCATATTGCTTTACCATTATGATAAAGTATATCAATGTTTTGTTTACAGATAACACATTTCATTTTATTACCTCCTTAAATATTTTATCTGGAATGATAGCAACCCATCTTGGATCACCAGTCTTACGTTTATAAAAAGCAATATCCCTATCTTGTAACACTTTGAAAACACTAGGGAATTTATCTACTGCTCTGTATTTTATTTCTGCTACATACTCTTTGCCATTGATAATGATCTTGATGTCACCAGTATGTTCACCACCTAAACTACCTGATAGTGGTACTTTTTTTGTAGGATACTTCCATGAGTTGAATAGTTTTACAAACCAGTTCTCATGATAGTTACCTTTGATTTTACTTTTCGAGGGCATCTACACATTTATCCCTTATAGTTATTAGTTGTTTATAAGTTTTAGTTTCTTTGTCTGAATTTAAATAGTAAAACTTTTCTTGCATAAATTGCATAGTTACTTTGATAGCTATCAATTCTTCTCTAGTAAACATACTTTCATCAGGATTTACTCTAGCTTTTACTTCAGCCATACTTAAAAACTTTTGCATATTTTTTTCCTTTCTTTCTTCTAGATATGCAATCAAATCACGATAATTTATTTTATCCATTGTATCAAAATAATAATCGCAACTACCACATTTTGCACCTGAACTTGGACCCCAATATTCAGTACCACATTCAGGACACATTAATTCTATTGCCATCAAAATTCTCCATCATCATTTGATATAGTTAAATATACCTGCAATGCTTCACACCAACATAGCAAGTTAAATAGTTTTGGCTCAACAAGTTTACGTTCCCATTGACCAAACAATTTAGTATCAACACCAATAATAAGTGCTAACTTTTCCTGCGACAGTTTACGTTGCTGTCGCAGTTTAGTTAGTTTTTCTATTAGAGCTTTGTGTTGATACTTGACTGTGTTTTGCACCAAACTACTTAAAGTTCATATGTTTGATGCCACTGTCATACAAGATATCCTCAATCATTGCTGATGCTTGAAGATCAGGATAGTTCTGCTCCCATATCTTGGTGGATTTGACAGTCATTTTGTTGACCCAAACTTCAGGGTGTTCATTGCCATATGGTTTGGATACATCACAGATATGATCAAACATTTCTCTGTAGTCTGCTGGGTGTGCAATCCTTGCAAACGATTCGCACATCTTTAGTTCTGCTGTAGTGTATGTTATCAACTTAGCCTCCATTAGTTGAGTATTGAGTTAGGTCTATTCATATAGCTTACCATTTTATTGTTACGTTCTACAATAGTTTTGTTGGTACTACTGACATTTTCAGGGTGAGAGATCCAATGCGTTACTGCATTGTATAGACCCCACTTGTTTTTACCAATAGTTTGTTGGTATTCACCCCAGTGTTGCTTCAGCTTTGCATACTGAGTTTCATTACGATACTTGCCATCAATAGTAGGCTTTGGTGTCCAAGTAAGTTTTGAAAACATATAGTCTGCATCTTCATCATTTACTTTTGTATTGTACCATTCACGATACCTCTGCTCATTACTGCGAAACAAATCTACTGAGTGTTTGAGATGATCGAAGTTGTAACTGAAGTGACCATTATGTTTTAGTCTGAAGTTTGCAACCTTATCAGGTGTTGTGCATTTGTTCATGCAAAACATACGAAGTCCATCAGCTTGTATCATTACTGACCACACACCATTGTATGAGTTGCGAACTGATATTTGAAATGCAACATAATCTTGCATTGCAGGATCATCAAAGCATATCTCTTTGAATACCAACCTAGTGTCCATCATTGCACCATCTTCTAGCATATTTATCTGTGTGACATATGGTGTCTTGAGGCTGTCTGCTATATCAATGATAGGATCAAGCACTTGTGCATGAGTCACTGGCTTGTATGATATAGAATGACTGCCCATGTATTGATGATTATCTGCACGGACTATCATTTGTTTATCAGGACATTTGATGATGTTACTTACACCATCAATGTCACACATACCTGCCATTGGTATTTGTTTGATAGGAAAAGCATAGTTACCTTTTCTATCTACGAGTGTTGCGAGTTGTGTCATGTGGTTCATTTTTACCTCCTTATGAACATTAAGATATTGCAATGAGTGCAAACAAAAAAGTTGCAAACATTACAGCTACGAAAACAATATATACAAGATATATTGCTATTGGATATTTGTCGAAAAAATTTATCATGATACTATCTCCAGTGATAAGTCAAAGCAGAACTGTTTCAGCCAACCTGCTAATTGTTGAGCCAATCTAAACACCCCTGCAAACAAAAAAAAGAGAGAGCCGAAGCTCTCTCTGTGGTTGTAATTACTTCTTCCTATTGAGGATATCTTGTTTACCAGATACTCTCTGTGGCTCATTTGGTGAGTAACCCTTGAGCCATGCCTTGTGATCAGCGAACCATTTGCTACCTGACCAAGTATGACCAGTAGTAAGCTCGAACAGTTGAGCATGAATGGCAAGAAAGAACTCATCAGTCTTGATTCGTTCTGCCCAGTAAGCCTCTGACTTCCTGTGCTGTAGAGCCACGATTGACTCCTTGCCATTCATCTCCTCTTCTTGTAGAGCTTTGGCTTGAGCATCATTGAGTTTCTCAATGCTGTTGTTAAGATTCCATTCGTCATCTTTACAATAGTTGCCAAAGCGATACAAGAAGTTGGCATTGTATCTAGGATTAGGGATTCTCTCACCAGTCTCGGTCATTTCATCACCCAAGTACTTCGCACTTGAGCTACTGAAATTGACCTCAGAACAACCATCGAGAATCATATCCACTATCTTATCTATGTCATCATTTACAATGTTACTGTTTGTATCTATACCTGATAACTTTACTACTTTTTTACTAGTCATGTTTATATCTCCTATTAAGTTACTAGTTAATTTAAAGTACTCACACACACACAAAGTATATGCTTAGATACCACTTAACCCAGCAACTTTTCATTTGTGCAAAACAAGAAGAGAGTCCAAACACTTCTTGTGTTTGGTCACGAATCTCTTGCGTGTTTATTTTGACAAATGAAAAGAACAAAGGAACGACAGTAGTTTCTAAAAAATCTAGGTGATAGATATGACCAAAGCAAAACTTTGCTTTGCCTTGGCATATCATTACGCTTATTTTTTAGAAAGTGCGTGTGTGTTCCGCATGAGGTTGCAGGGTAGTCATCATCTAATGATATAATATACTTTCGTGTGTGTGTATTGTCGCACACGTGCGACACATTATGTTTGTGGGTTTGACACTTTTGTAAAGTGGCATTGTATTCTGAAGCAACATTCGTCAAGGTGTGTTCTGTTGACGAAAGGTAGAATAACGAAATGAAGGCATGACGACTGTCTTGCTGTAATGTAGTTCTTCTACCCTAAGCCTTGTCGCAATGGACTGGAAGAATATAGTTTTGTCCACTTTGGCGATACAAAGTGGCAAGTATCAATATAGTGGCTGTCTGTAATGAGTGAGTCCAATGACGTAAGTCATTGATTTAACAAGAGAACTAGAATACCCTTGACATATGAAATTAGCTCCTTCATAAAAGGGGGGTAAGGGGGGTTCTCTTGTTAAAACAGATAAGACTCACGAAGAAACAGAAGACACTAGTTGATACTATCGTAGCATTAGGTTGTAGCATCAAAGAGGCAAGTTCAAAGTCTGGATATGCAAAAGGTGAAGCAGGAAGAGTGACAGCCAGTAAGACTTTGAGGTTGCCTCATGTTCAAGAGTACATGCAACAGAGGGTAAGAGAGAGTATAGGATTAAATGCTACGATTGCCTCAAGGAAGGTATTGGACTTAGCGAGTAGTGCTAAGTCCGAATACGTACAGCTTGAGGCTAGTAAAGACATACTGGATAGAGCAGGGTATAAGCCAGTAGAAAAGTCAATGTCATTAGTACAGGGTAATATATCTGTGAGCATAGACCTAACTTGACAGGGGGGTCCAAAAACTCGTATGCTTACACTGACAGTGGACCTATACAAACATTAATATTCAAAAAGGTTCGATATGGCTAAGACACCTGCATGGCAAAGAAAAGAAGGAAAGAACCCTAAGGGTGGACTAAATGCTAAGGGTCGTGCCTCTTATAAAGGTGGCACATTGAAGCCACCAGTTAAGAGTGGTGATAATCCTAGAAGAGCAAGTTTCTTAGCTCGTATGGGAAATATGAAAGGACCAGAGAGAGATGCGAAAGGTAAACCTACGAGATTATTATTATCGCTTCGTGCTTGGGGTGCTTCAAGCAAGTCAGATGCTCGTGCCAAAGCTAGGGCGATTACTAAACGAAATAAGGCAAAAAAGAAACGAGCATGAGTTCGTAAAGATTCAATCAGCAAAGGAGAAAACAATGCCCTATC